ATGAAGAAATACGTTTTACCGCTCCTCATAGGCCTTGCCCTTTGTGGATGCACAAGCAAAAAAACATCAGATCCAAAAGCCGACGCTATCGCTAGGCAGCAAACAAATGCGGTTGTCGACAGTATTATGGCCAACTCGACAAGCTCTACAACTTCCGGAACATCTGCTTTATTGGATGCAATAAAAGAAAATCAATCTGTAGGAAACGCAATTATTACAGATGTTGGTATGCTTGCTGTTTCTGTAGTTGATAACGGTATGGATAAAACACCGATGGCAAAAATGTACCTCCGAATGGCAAAAGAGTACGGAGTCGATATTAAAGGAGTTAAACTCCTCGATGCTTCGGACGCAACCTTTGAACAAGGAGCTGCATACGGTAAAGAATTAGCAAAAGAATTTAATTAAATAAGATTTTCTTTTGAGGACTATAAATAAGGCTCCCCTTTTGTCCTTTAAATAAACGGAAATGAGATTTCGCACCGACGAGAATTTCGTCCGGTATTCCGTCTCCGTCCGGGAAAGCTTTACAATAGGCTCCCGGTTTATCGTAAATACGATGTTCGCAATTGCTACAAATAGGCTCTTTATAGATCATATCATAAGAATTATTGCTTTTTGCAAACATACTAAATTATTGAAAATAAAAGTAATAAAGGAGGCTAAATCAGCCTCCCTTTTATTATTATAATGGAATTGTTGTTTCGGAATCCCACGAATCATCGATCGTAATTGTAAAATCTTTATTTCCCACCGACTCGAATAAAGTACCCGTGACTATATATCTTTTGTTGGCCTCAACTGTAAGATTTGATACCGATTTATCAGCAAGAAGCGTTCCGGATGCATCATAAGCCCTAATATGTATCGACGATATAGTTTGAGGAACAAAATAAAGGCTTTTACTATTTAAATACCCATTACTTACCGTAAATCGTTCGTCGATCTTATTCCCAGGGGTTTCCGAAATATATCCTCCTCCCATACTCATACCAATTACATTGCTCGACATATAAACTGTAACATAAGAAACATCTGTAGGAATCGGATCTGTTATATCAATTTTCACGCAACCAACGGGCCTTTTTAAAGTATTTGAAAATGTTGTTTGAGTTGCAGATACCGAAAGATCATCAAGTAAGCCTATGTAAAATTCTTGATTATTCATAAATACAGATCCGTTATCCAACATCGAAAAAGATCCATTATTAAGACTACTTATGCCAACCAAATAAACTTTATAAAGGCCGGCGGGAATATTGATTAACAGAGTTCCGAAATTTGCATCAGTCGATAACTGCGATCCACGAGCTGCCAAAGCGAGAGGATCCTTTCTTATAATTAAATACTCAATTTTAGATAGTTTATCGGAAAGAGGGTTTTCGGTTAAGGCTCTCGTCGTAATTTGCTGCTCTTTAACTTCAAGCGGGAGAGACACATTAAATCTGACACTAACAAGATCCGGAGTAAGTCCGGGATCTTCTTTATCGTTGCAAGAAAACATTAAGAATGCAACGAACACACCTAATAATACATTTTTCATTTTTATGTTATTTATAATACGAGTACAAAAATAAAGAAATAAATACGGAGACCCTCCCGGGCCCCCGTATTCACAACCTTATTTAAGGTTTATCATGACTTTATGTTGTTACGATTCGGTTTCGTTGGGCTATTGGGCCATTTCTTCTGTTACTTGTGCAATTACTCTTTTTGAAATTTCAGAAAATCGCTCTGCAAGTTTTTCTCTTAAGACTTCATTCGGAATATTTGATTTATTATGTCTCTCTGCTAATTCTTTATTAGCTATAGTCAGCTCTTTAATACGCTCTTCCATTTTCTGTATATTCACATCATTAAGCGACTGCATTTCGTTTTTGTCGATCACTTCATAAGTTCGGCTAAAAACTTTGGAAAGTTGTTCCATAACATAATATTTAAGAGAGAGAGACTTTCCGGAGTCTTGACCTTCTTGTATATAATACTCGAAAGATTCTTTAAGATATTTAATTAACTCCTTTTGTGGAATCATGGATAAAACCTCTGCAAGATCATAAGAAATTGTATTATTCATAATGAAAATTTTATTGCCTTTCGGCGGTTGATTTATATGTTAATCTATTGTTAGCTTTAGAAAGAGTTTCAAGTTCCATTCGGTTGAGGCGACACTTAGAGGTACTATTTCCGTCTTTTCTGACTTTGATAAGGCCCTCGGATATCCACCTTTTTACGACGCCCTCTCCATATTTTCGATAAGCCTCTCTCTTTGACAGTGTGGCGGGTAAATGCCCGAGTTCTACAAGTATTTTGACCGAGGCAATCTCGGCGGCGTCTGACAATAAGTTTTTTAATTCAAATAATTCAAATTGCATAATAATTGATTTTTTACTGTTTGTACAACAAAGTAAAGTGAATTTTTCTACATAAAAAACAGGTTAAACCAATTGGTTTACAGCCATTTTGCGTCCAATAGACACAAATATTTAATCAAATAATAAGAAAATAGAGAGGCTCCCCTTGCTTGCGTTAAATTTAGTTAATGATAAATATTTAAACTAATTGATTGCAAGAAAGGGAACCTAATTAAACAATACTATTTGTAATCCATCGACGGCATACAGACTCTATTGTTTCCCTCATCACAAATAATAAACGATTTAATGTAATTGGAAATCGTTGTCCTTAAACCGGTCGTTTTTTCAAGATGTTCAAGTAGCGCATTTATACCCTCGATGGCAGCTTTATGTTTTTCAAAAAGCTCTCTTTCCTCCTCGGTGGTTATATAACGACTGTGTTTTTCGATAATATTCTCTCTATTTTCTAATGAAAAGATAGGTTTATTATCTTCAAAAGAAATATAGCCAATAAGAGGGAACACATAACGATCAAGGTCGAAATATCTCTCTACGGCTTTTTTAAGAGGATTCAGATCCTCGAGGGCCTTTGTTGTAAGTTCGTCGAGAACGGCGCCTTTTATCCCGGCTTTTTTAAGAGCCTTTTCTTGTTGTCCTATATACTTTTCGATCGTATTGTATAGTGGCTCTGTCCTATTTGTTACATCTTTAAAAACTTTGTCGCTAAAGCTCCCTATTTCAAGAGTTAAATAAGCATCAATTATTAATTGAATAGCAGGTATTAACTCTTTTTCTATTCTTTCGAGATCTTCATTAATTTTATATTCATCTCTTGAAATCAAAATCTTTTCCATACTTTTTTTATTTTTTGTGTGTAATAATGAGTGTAAACTTTAAAACGATATATTTTATCATCTGTATATCAGTAATATATAATAATTACATTAGATCTGTTCAGGATCACAAACGCCATTTACCAATCGCGAGGGTTCTTAAATTGTACCCAAAATCCGGTATCTGAATATCCGGATCGTTTTAATCCCCATTTAAAGATATAAGCCGTTGCGTCCCCGATACTTTGTAGGGAGTTTGGATTAGATGTCGTATATAACGTCCCTCTATCGGCGTGAATGGGTTGATAATAGGATCCCGGTTTAATTAAGACATTCGATCCGTTAATATTCTTAATCCACATAATATAACCGTCGTCCTTTTGATCCAACGCCGGCAAAGTAATAGTTATCTCTGCTGTATTGAGGCAAAAGACTGCATTAACGCCCCTCGGTATAGATTGAGTACTCGATACGTTTAAAGGCCTAACAGCGAGCCCCGAGACGTGGCCCCCATACATAGCGCAAGCGATATTCGAATCGGCGTTTCTTACATCAACCGCAAAGCCTATATTTGTACCGTATGTGTTATTTTCCGTATTCTCAAAATAAGCTGCCCCACGAATACCGGAACTCGATGGAAAAACAGCTGTACCGATACGGGCCTCGCAATAATTCCCATCACCGAAAGATTTGCGGGCGATAAGATAAGCCTCTCCGGAATCATTAAAAAGCCCTCCGTCAACATCTCCGCCAACTTGCCAGGCGCCGATCTTTGCTCCGGATCGTATTTCTACTTTTTCCATTACGCAAGCTCCGTCCTTATCTACTCTAAAAGGAGCGGACGCCCTATTTGCGTAAGTAGATCCCGCCCAAAAACGGATACCGTTATCTGTTCCGTCGGTTCCTTGACCGCAAATTCCGGCAAGTCCGTTAAGATTTGCATCTTGTAACTCGATACGATACCTAGCGAAAGCCTCCCCGCTCTGTAAAACCCTAAAAGGAGCGGACGCTCTCGAGTCAAAAGTCGCTCCGGCCCAAATACGGACGGACGTTTCGGCCGTTCCTTGGCCTGTAATACCGGCAAGTACCGATCCCGAGTCTCCGGCAAGCTGAACCGTCCCGGAGGTTACTATCCCTCCGTCGATCGTAGTCTTTGTATTATCGTAATTGGTAGCGAGGCCCCAATCAGAAGCAACATAAGAGCCGCTTTCCCGGGTTGTGATACAACGTTTAAGGAAAGATCCATCCGTCCAAAGATCCCCGGCGTAATAAGGCGTCGTCGGCTGTACCAAGAAAACAGTACGTTTGCCGTCTGCTGTATCTTGCGCCTTAGAGGCTGCCTCGGCGGCTGCAATTGCGGCAGCGTCCTCGATCAGCTCCCAAGTATAGGCGCTATTTGCAAAGGTGTAACGCTTAAGCTGTTTTCCCGTTGTGTTATACCAAAAGTCCCCGACGTGTTTTGCCTTTGTGGTATCATCCGCCCAAGCGGTCGCCGGATCTGAAGCTGTAAAGTAATTCTCGATCTTTCCGTCGATTTGAGTCGTAAGATCTGAAACGGTTGTCGAAAATAATCCATTTACAAAAGTCGTTAAGGCTGAATCGTCGGTGTACTTACTTGCCTTTTCCCAATCGGAGGCAACATAAGAGCCGGAAGTCCGGGCCGTGGTACACTTCATAATATCGCCGGTTGATCCTTGTACCCAAAGATCGGCGACCTCGTAAGGTGTTGTCGGTTGAACTGTAAAAACCCGGCGTTTTGTTTTGGCAAGGGCCAAAGCGTCATTTGCAAGGGCCAAAGCTTGGGCGACTTCCGAGTCTTGTAGTTCCTGCCAACTGTAAACCGTTCCGTTTTTTATCCAACGAAAAACCTTTCCGGTTGTCGTATTGTAAAACAAGTCTCCCAGGTGAGCTTCTTGTAATGCTGTCGTCGTCCAATCGCTCGCCGGTACGTTTGTAGTCGTCGGATCATAAGTATAAAAGAACTGCTCTATTTGTCCGTCGAGTTGCGCTTGGATACCCTCGAGGATCCCGGGCAAAGTATTAGTAACGTAATTGTTTGCGTCGCTTGCTTTTTGGTCGACCTCCTCGAGTGTCGTATTATTGGATCCAAACGTTATTTTACCGTGGATCTCTCCCGTATCGAGGTCAAACCAAGTGTTCCCGTCGGCGGAAATAATTCGGCCGGTTTTAATGAATCGTCCGTTTACCGAGCTCGCTCCATAGGTTAAGGAGATCCAACGAGTATTATTTGTATCGACCGAGTGTAAAACTCCGATCATAAAATAATAATAAGATCCCTCCTCGACGCTGTGTTGAGTCTGATCGAAAAGGATAATCGCTCCGGAGTCTGCCTTATTAGCCCTGCAATAGATATAATAAGCCCCGGTATTAGCCAACGTTTGAGAGGCGGCGCTTAAGTTCCAAGTATTTATACCGGAGGATATCCCATAATGAACGAGAACACCGCTCGATACATTGATCGAGTTTGGATTTCCGTTATAATTGGGCTCGATAACGAGGTTCTTTAATACGAATTGTTGAGCTTTGGCCCCAACGGATAACATTTGCGTTTCGATCGAGTTCGGCCGGATATTTCCGTCTTTGAAATACCCGTCTTGATCGAAAATCATTGTGAGAAGTTCTTGCGTTGTCCTCCATGATCTTTTTAGCCGGGATACGTCCGTAAGATTATTGATCCGAATAATCTTATTTGTCTGTTGTTGATCTGCAAGGATTCTATTTATCAATTGCATTTCGACCGTATCGGAAACGTCAAGTGTATAGGAATAAGACGTTTTGGCGATTAAAGATCTTGTTAAAGATGTGATCCGGATCGAGTCGGCTCCGGTTCTTGATACATTAACATCGTCGTCAATGATTCCGAGAGCGTCGCCAAGGCTAAATATATTAACCGTTGCTCCGGATCCGGCCAACTTAGAAAGAAAATCCTCCGAGATGGTCGCTCCGTACTTAACCTTTGGGGCGCAATTTTGGGAGAGATATTCTTGCGCTTTGGTTGCGAGTTCGGCCTCGGCTGTGTCGATCTGTGATTGTGTCGGATAAACATCGGTAATTACATAAGTATCCCCGACTCCGATTTGAAACGTTGCAGCGCTCGAGCTCGGGAAAACATTATTCCGATCGTCGGTATATGAAAGGATCTTAAACGTCTTAGATGCAAAATCGAATGAGGATAACTCAAATGTATATCCGGATAGTCCTCCGGAGTTAAACGTAACTTTCGCCGACGTCCCGGATATCAAATAACTATTAAGGTTGTAATCGATGGAGCTATCAATAAAAGAAAGAATGTTCCCCATTACGATCGCCGAAACGGTTCCGGTTCTATGTGGATAAACCTCGTCGAAAGTCTTGGATCCCTCGATTATGCCAAAGGCTGTAACGGCTTTCGCATTCTCGATATAAGATTGAGCGTTTGCCGCAAGCCTTAACCGTGTTGAATAGTTGCGATAATTACTCGGGAGGTTCTTATCTGATCCATACGCATACAAGCGGGTTATTATATTACTCGAGGAGACATTTTCACGATCGAGAGTATAAAGACCATTCCCCCGGCCGTATTTAAGCGTATAGGGGATTATTTGCCCTAATTTCTTAAAGTTTAAGGCATAAGCGTTCCCACTCTTAGCAATGTTAAACTCGATCCCGTATTCATTGCAGATCTGCTGAACAACTGCAAGGCAATTGTTATCTGTAAATGAAAAATCCCGGACGTCGGTCGTTTGGGCCGGTAATGTTCCAATTATCCACGATCCGGTTCCATAGACGCGGACGAGGTTGTTTATCACGATACCGGCGATCTCCTCGAGATTGGCTCTTAGAGTGAACGTTCCGGAGGTTGATTTCCCGCTTTTATCCTCGTCGAGAAAAACGACCTTTGACAAAAGATATTGCACCCCCTCGAAAGTCAAGTCGTAAGTAAAGCTTTTCCGGCCTGCTTTCTTTGCTTTTGGCATTAGGTTTAACCAATACTTTTCGCCGAATACTTCCAACCAATCGCCTACAACAAAAGGGATCGGTTTAGAGGTTTCGATCGAAAGATCGACAACGTCCTCCCCGAGTAATTTTTTCCGTTGCTCTCCCTTGGAGACCTTGACGGGAGAGGAGGATCCATAAAGTCGGATCCTCGTCTCGTTATTTGCTGTCTTAACTATAATATGTTCCATTATTAAAATACTATTTTTGTACGTATATCTGTATGCGAAACATCACACATATTATTTAATAAACTGATTTTAAACTAATTATATATTTAATATGTGATTCTATATGGATTACACATACTAATCAGTATAACCCGCCGTTCTTAAAGTATTACTCTCATCACTAAGCTTAATATTTTGAATAATCGTCTTAATATCGGCAAGGTTTTTACCGCAAACAGCCGTATTATAGGCAATTTCAGCCATTTGCAAAAGTTGTTGTCTTGCAACGTCTAGATGTTCCGATGTGGTGATCCTTAACATTGTAACTTGCCCGGCGACGGCCGATCCGGTTTCCTCTGTTAATGATTGCACGGATCCGGTAAGAGGATCGGTTGACGTCGCCGTCCAATCGAGACCGGAGGCCTCTTTTATCGCTTCGTACTGATCGTTTGCCGTCTGCATAATCGAATTATAATAAGACCGCAAAGCTTCGATTTCGTCTTTTGATAAGGAGTTGTCGCTTTGAGCATATTCGGCAAATTGATTATACCAGTTACGGAGGGGTTCCTCGAGATACTGCATTTTAAAGGTTTCGAGCAAACTCTTTTTCATCAGATCGCCAAAAGTGGAGGCGAGATCCTCGGCCCCTATCTTTCCGGATTCAAAAGCGGATAATATACTATCGACAAGCGAGTCGTAAGTCGTCCCGGTAAAGGCCTCTTTCATTGCTTCGATACTCTCGAGCCAAAGATCGGCAACGTCGGCGCCCTCGTCCTTTAACTCTTTGAGTTGCTCGAACATTGTTTTAACATCGTCCTCGAGACGGCCCTCCTCGTAAAGCTTTTCGATATCCTCGTAAGATTTCCCGGATAAAGTCGCCATGTTATTCCACGTCTTAGCTTTGCGGAATAAGGTTCCATGTTTATAGCCTTTACTGTCGATATAATCCTCTCCTTGTATCTTTGCAAAGAGTTCGTCATATTCCTTTTGTATATCGGCTTTTTCCTTGGCGATGGCTTCTTGTTTTCGCTTGTAATAGTCGAGAGAAGTTTCTCCGATTTGCTGCTCGAGGTCGAGCCGTTCCCGGAGGAGTTGGTTATACTTAAGCCCACCGAGATAAACCTCATCGTTAAACTTCTTAACTTCGGCCCGGGCCTTGGCGTTTTCCTCTTTTACCGACTTGGCAAGAGTTACAATCTTTGAGATCCCGGAAATAGCGGATTGAATACCTCCGAGGATATCCCCACTTGCGAATTGAGCGACGGACATACCAATATCGGCGGCCGCATCTGCCATACTTGCAGCCGTGGAAAGTGCATCTCCGAGTTCTGAATCAAATTGCCCGGCAAGCTCGGACGCTCCTTGCAGAATATTAGAGACATCTTTAAGATCATCAGAAACGGCCTTTATCTTGGCGTTATTGATATCCTTTACAAGTTTCTTGTATTCCTTGGAATCCTCTCCATACGCGGCTTTAGCTGCTTTAAGCGACTTCTCAATATCCTTAAGGCGAGAAACCAACATCTTACGGCTTTGGCCCTGCATAAATTCGGCGAGCGTCTTATAAGCGTCCGACTCCTCGAAAGTGGAAGCTTTAACTTTATCCGTTTCATCCTTTGCCGCCTTTGTACGGGTTTCGATCGCTTCTTGGATCTGCTTTTTCTCCTCGTCTGTTTTGGCGTTGATTAGCCCTTTATAGAGAGTCTTAAGATCGTCGGTAAGCGACTTCTCTATCGATCGTACTTTCCCGGCGTAAGATTGGTAATTATCGACAAGCTGTTTAACATTATCCTTGATCGCTCCGGTTGTCGAATTTTCCTCGGTTTGGAGCTCTGCTTTCTTGGCGATACCGGTTTCGGAATTATCCGAGGCGAGGGCCTCTTTCTTTTTCTTAAGGATATCGAGATACTCGATAAGAGATCCGGCCTCCTCTTTGGCTTTTGCGAGTTCCTCTTTAAACGATTCGATCGGAGATTTTACCCCGGTTGCATCGTCTTTCTGCTCATTTAGAGAGATAAGATTATTTGCATCTCCTTTCGTCAAAGTACCGACACTCTTTTTAGCTTCAAGTTTTGCGATCTCGTTATTCAGATAATCGACGTAAGATTGTCCCCCGGAGATAAGACTTGCAAACTGTTCGTCGGCGGCTTTCTTTCCGATTTGCTCAACCCATTTGTAATAAAGCTCGTATTGCTTTTTCTTATAGTCGAGTTGCTCGTTAAAGTTCATTTGTCCCCGCTCGATCGCCGAGATATGATCCTCGGCCGTCTTTATCTTTCCGAGGAGATTTGCTTGCTTAGTGGCAAAGGAGGCGTCTTTTGTGGATAAAGAGTTAAGGGACTTTGTGGCATCTTCCTTAATCTTTTCCCAATAATCGAGAGAATCCTTAACCGGCGTCTTTTCTTTCTTGGATTTACTCCCGGAGGATCCTTTTCCCTCGAGGGCGTTCTTTTGCTTATCAAGGGCCGCGATCTCTTTGTTTATCTTATTAAGCCCTTTTGCGTCCGATGCGTTTAGGTTTGTTCTCTCCTTTTCAAGCTTGGAGATTTTACGAGTAATTTCATCGACCTTATCTCCGACGGTCTGATAATTACGGACGGTCTCCTTTGCTGTCGACTTGGAGTTGTCTTTCATTATTTCGTCGAGTTTCTTTTTGAGGCTCCCTTGGATCGCTTTTTCATCTTTTAAAGCGTCTGCGTTTTTTTGTTTGTTGGCCTGCTTAACCGCATCCATATAGTCGTAATTAACTCCTCCCATTGGATCAGTAGATCCGGCGGACAAAAACAACTTTTTCCAAAATCCGATCTCGTTTTTTCCGGCCTTTGCTTCGTTTTCACGTTTAAAAGAGGAATCGAGCTCTTTCTTTATCTCGTCGACTTGGACTTGTTTACGACGGCTCTCGATATATTTATCAATTGCGGCCGTCGCTTTCCCGGTTCTGATAGCCTCCTCCGTTAATCCGGAAAGCATATCCGGGTTAAGATCTATCAAATCTTTAAGGGCTTTTTCCTTATCACGTCGAGAGACCGTCTCACTTCTTATAATCGTTGTCAGAGTCTCAATCTTAGCTCGCTCAGAAGTAATTGCATCCTCGGCCCGTCCCATTGCCTCGTTAAGGCTTTTTTGTGTCTTTTCGGCGGTTGAAACTCCCGAGGAGAATAAAGCAACGGAGGTAATTAGCCCCGTAAGTAATGTAGCGGCCAAAACATAAGGATTGGCAAGCATTGTCTTGTTTAACAAGGCTTGCGCCTTTTCCGATAAGACAATAGCTCCGTAATGAAGAATCTCGGCGGCTGTCATTCCGGATGTTGTGGCAATTGAAACAGTCTTTGCTACATTCACGGCAATAATGGCGGCCTTATAGGCGCCATAAGTAGCAACAAGAATTTTAAGAACATCGAGAACCTTGTCGTAATTTGACACGAGACTACTTAAGACCTCAATCGTACCGGTTGCGACGCCCTCGCTTTGCTTTCCGATCTCGTTAAGCATAGAAGCCCAGGAGTCCTCTAAGTTGGCGATTTGGCCGTTAAGAGTCTTGGACTTATTCTCCATAAGGTTGTAGAACATTCCTCCGCTACCCGTAAGAGAATCGATTACTTTTTCGACTTCCGGGAAACCGACTTTACCGGCCTCGACAAGCCCCTTAACATCACTTTCGGCGACGTTAAACTGTTTGGCGAGCTCTTTAATCATTGGGATGCCTCGGCCCGTAAATTGGTTAAGATCCTGCGAATAGAGTCGTCCTTGCGTCATTGTCGTACCATAGAGATAAACAATATCGCCTAGAGGAACATTTATACCGGAGGCGATGTTTCCCAATTTGGTAAGAGTAGACGTAACATTCTCGGAGGCCATTCCATAGGCTGTCAATTGATTTGCTCCACGGGCAACCTCGGTAAGGTTATACGGGGTTTTTGCAGCAACATCGACGATTTGAGCCATTAAGTCGGTAGCCTTTTCTTTAGATCCAAGTAATGTATTAAACGAAACTTCGAGATCCTCGAACTCTCCCCGGACTTTTAGGATCTCCGATCCGAATCCTTTAAGAGACTGAAAAGAGAAATAAGCCCCGATAGCCATTCCAACCTTTTTAAAGGCGGAATCCATCTTGTCGGCTTGGTCGACGGTCGAATCGGTAAGCCCGATTATCCGACGCTCCATTTCATCCATCTGTTTCTTAAAGTCAGTATTATTTATATAGGCGTCAAATGATAACGCCCCGTTGTTTGAATCCATACTTTCAGTTTTACTTAAGTTGTTTTCCTCCGAGAGCCCCTTTGCCCTCCTCTGTTTTACCTTTTATATAACTTTCCACGGCAACGGAAACTCCGGTCTCGGGATTTCTTTGAGAACCATTATCCGGGTTTATAGAGTGCCCCATATTAATAGCACATTCAAAAGCGACCATCTCCTCTTTATCAAGTGAAGAAAGCCCATTCTTAATCTTTGCGTAAGCTTTTCTTTCTTCGGCGTTGAGGCTTTTATAAAACTCTAATGCATCCATCTTTTTTGTTTATTGTGCGTATTTAAGTGCGAATATTTATACCTACACACTTTTAACCGCTTATTAATAATATTTTAAATACATAAGTAGTAATCCGAATCGGATCACAGATAACAATTATAATACCGGGATTTCAAAAGAGCCCTCAGTTATCGCTCTATATTGCTCGAGAGATTCAAAGGGAACAACATAGCCAACCCATGAGCCGTTATTTAATCTCACATTTTGAAAACTGACCGATTCTCCGACGATTGCATCGATTATCCCGATCACGGCTTTATGAGGATCATCTCTATAGCCAATAACTAAAGCACCTATATTTAAAGTTTCCATATCTTTATAATTTCAAGGAGTTAATTAAGATCGGAGGGCCGACTCCTATTTTAGCGTAACAACCCTCCAATTTTGTCCATACTAAAGATCTCGAGATTTTAAGGAGCAAATATCTCGCTCTCTTTTTTTGGATCCATTCGCTCGAGTCAGTTAGTTACCTTACTTACTCGGCTGCATAAAAAGTTATTCACTTGGGATTTTTAAGGCTGATTCTACGATTATCAAATAGAAAATCGATAAAATTGTTTCTTTTTTCATCCCATTACTTATCTCTATTTTGCCGGAGAGCTTTATTTATAGGCTTTTACGGCTCCGGCGACCGTTATTTTATTTTTCGAGTGTTCACTTCTATAGTGTTCACTTTGTTTTTATCTGATCGAAAGACAACGTCGCATAGATATAAGTTGGTTTGCATCCTCGGTATCTCCCGTCATAGTCAAATACAGATCTTAGAATATTACAGAAATAGTATCTTACCCCGTCTTTCTCATATCTGACACTTTCGACTATTGCCTTTCTACCATCCGGGATAATGATCCGCTTTCCGATTATTTTATCCATATTTATTTTAATGCATTAAGGCCGATTCGATAACACTTGCCATATTGCCATATTTACTTTTATCAAAACCGGAGTTTACGTCTGTCATATTTAGCGCCCCCTCAAGGCTTTTCAATATAGATCCAAATTTCCCGGCTGTTGGCTTTTGAGCTGTTGAGAACCTGCTATTAGTATTACTTTTTTTCTTGTCTCTATTAAGCCAATTACGAGCCGTAAGATAAGCCGAGACGCTCTTTTTTAAGAGTGGCTCGTAATTGTGCATCGCCTCGAGAATGTTATATACATCGTCGGCATTGTATTCAGAAAACAGTTTGTAATATTGAACCTCTGTAAAAGGCTCTTTCATCTTAGCGACTTTAGGAGCGTTTTCTTTTATCCATTCCGTAAACTCTTTATAAGGATCGCAAACCTCAACATCTTCAACCTTTAAACAATCATCTTCAAAAACAGAATCAGAGCTATACTCCTCTATATTATTTATATTATTAGGTTTTATAGTTTTATTATTTAAGATTGTTTCAGTTAGTTCATCATTATTTGATGGGGTAACTGATAGAGTAGATGTGTTTACCTCATCATCTTTTGATATGGTAAATTTTACCTCGTCATTTTTTGATAGAGTAGATTTATCGACATAATGGTTTAGCCTATCAAAATTTGATAGGGAAACAATATTTGCAGTATATCTATTCTGTGATTTTTGTATAAGCGTTATAAATCCATTTGTGATTAATAGATTGAGAGCCCTCTTATACGTATTATAAGAATGGCAACCAATCGCCGCCATACATCGATGAGAAGTTATTGCGATTTTATCTTTCCATCCGGAACGATTAAACTCGTCAATGATAAAGAAATAAAGGGCTGTCATAGCCGCATCTCCTTTATCTGGGTTATTAAAAACCCATTCGAAATAATTTCGACTTAGTGAATAGCCCGTTATTTTTTCCATTACCTTTTTTATGCTTATTAATCATTTGTTGTTGCGATTTGTAGGCAAAGCACGGTTTTTCGTTCGGGCCTTAAGGCTATACTTGTGTTTCCATGAAATAAATCTTATACCTTGATTTCGAGGATTTCATCCATCGATCCTTTATCTCATAACCGGCATTCCTTAAGTGTCGGATTTCTGATCGAGGATCTGCAATCCTGCATTTTCGGACAATATCAACAGACGAAAGATGTTCGCCCGATAAAAAGAGAGATAATAATCTCTTTCGAGATTCGGGTAATAGCCATTTTTCACTATCTTTGTCTTGTCCAACTGTGGCGGCTCCGGCCGCCCTTTCTTTTTCTTCCATACTTCTACTTTCTTTTAAATGATTTATTACTTAAAGCCTCGTTTACCTTTTCAATATCAAAGAGGATCATTCTCCCCTTTTGAGAGAAAGGAATAAGGCCCATATTCTTCCATCGTATTATAGTCCCGACACTGCATTTTAAGTACTTTGCTAATTCTTCATTACCCCTCAAAAATTTAAGAGCTCCCTCCTCTTTATTGGGAGTTGCATTTTCGTTCCTTTTAAAAGCAGCCTCAACAGCTTCGTTTATTAAAAACGAGAGTTCATCTCGTTTGATAAGTAAAACTTGTTCGCCCATATTTTAATTAATTATCATTTATGGTACGAAAGTAACGAGGTGAAAGAACGTAGTTTGTATGTTTCTGTAGTACTACACATAAGGACACAAAAAAGCCCTCCGTCATTGGGGAGGGCTAATCTTTATAGTTAATCGTATTTATTAAATATCAACCGATCAATATCTTTTTGCTTCTTTTCATATTTTTGACCGCCTTGTTCTGTTCTTGTTTTTCCTGTGCTTAATTGGCCTCGTTTTATTCCTGTGTATTTTTCAGCTCGTTCCCAATTATTAAAAGAGTCGAGGGCTCGGATCTTCATAAAAATATAAGCCTTATCATGCAATGACACTCCCGTCCCCCATTTTATAGGTTTTCCCGGGAATAGCTCTTTGCCAAAAATATAGAGCCACGTTTTGGGATCGTTGCCGGAGAGTTCTTTATCAATGAAACTAAGATCTAAAAGATCTTTATAAATATTCTTTAAAACATCAACCGCGTATTTGCTCGTAATAGCGGGCGGATCCTCCGAGTCGTCCTTACGAGTTAACAATTTTATTTCATTGTCGAATTTTGCTTTTTCCGGTAAATACTTACAAAGAATAAGAAAATCTGTCTCCTCATACGTTCCTTGGTAAGGAGTCCCATCCCAAAATATCTCCTTTCCCGTATCACTCATTACAAATGGGAGGTTCTTTATTTTGGTAAATTCTTCTAGCAATAGAGCAAAATCATCTCTAAGTAGAATTAATTGGCGTAAGAGATCCTCTTTACCAAGGAGGGATCGAGTCTTTATAATATCATTCATTTTTCGAATAATAACTCCCGAGCGAGCAGACTCATTTATCATACTTTTGATAGTCTCTTTCTTCATATTTTAATCGAGGTAAGTATTAATTATTTCGTCCTGCGTTTCCTCGTCAATATCATAATAACGGGCAAATGCCTTAGAGTCCTTTGTGTGTCCGCTCATAGAGGCAATAATTTCGTTTTTTACATTACTCTTATGAAGAGTGCCAACAAATGTACGTCGAGCCATATGTGAGGAGGCTATCTCATAAAGAGGGACTTTCTCCTCCTCTCTCGTTAATGGGTTTAATCGAGTAACAACCCGATCAAGTTCCACAACTTGAAACAGTTCTTTAATATAATCATTGTATCGCTGATCCGTTATGTATGGGAACAAGGATCCATCCGGGAGATTATAACGACCGATCAATTCTTTGGCTTTTGGGGACAAAGGAACTCTAACACTAACCGGTCTCTCGTCCTTAGTTTTTCGTGGAATATATTCTATCGCTCCGTTTACAATATTCCCTTTTGTTAATTTCACAAGATCGCCAAAGCGACAACCTATTAAACATTGGAAAACAAAAATATCTCGAACTCGAGAAAGGCGTTCGTCGTTAATAATTGCATTAAATAATAAGTCTCTTTCTTCTTTCTTAAGGTATATAGGCCGTCCGTATTCTTCCGATGGTATTTTATATTCTTTAAATGGCGAAACGATCAGATAGCCCCCATTTTGAGACAAAGTACACCATTCGAGAAATGCTCTTAACCTCTTTAGATTTCCGGCAATAGTATTAAGAGATTTTTCTCTCGGCCTTTTATTCGCCGGGAGATCTTTATAAATATCCGGATTTTTAGCATCATTGATTAAATAATTAAAGAACTGATCTATAAGCGACGGAGAAAGGTTCTCGAAAGTAATAGGATCTTTTAATGTTTCTGAAAACCTCTCAAAATGATTCTTTGTTGAATTTAGAGACTTTTTTCTCCCAGGAGAGACTTTCACCTCGTTTATATATTTTTCGTAAATATCAAACAATGTAGGCCCTTTGGGAGTATCTTCCCTTTTAACCTCTGCAAGTCTATTTCGGAGCTCATCACGGAGATAATCGATTGTAACCTCTTTGAATAATATTTTGGCCTCTTCATATATTTGAGTTATAGTTTCTTTCAACTTAACCAAACGCCTATTTATTTCGGAGGACGTTTCTCCGGATCTATTAACGGCATTCTTTTTAACTTGCTGAACATGGATAATAACCCCAGTCGTTGGATCCTCTTTTTTTGCATCAATCCATTTTGAGACATCAATCCTATAACCCGTAAAAAAACGGAGACGCTTTCCCTTAAAAGTAAAATCCATATTGATAGGAACATTTTCGACGATCGGAGCTTTACTTTCCTTATCTCGACGTCTGTCGAGGACAAAATTTACATTGCATTTACTTGCTCTCAT